AATTATTTAACAGCGTCTTTTAAAGATTACTTAATATTGTGCACATATAATATAATAAACTTTGATTTTATAAAGCTACAAAATAACGAAACTTTATATAATTGCTTCGAATCAACTATGTAAGTTTTAAACTTATGCCCCCTATTTACCCCTTTAATAAAACTACTTCTCAGGGGGCAAAGAAAATACTTATCTCGAAAGCTCCACCAGCACCTCTTCCACTTTTTCCTTAGTCACAACTTCTCCATTCTTTACTTTCTCATGTGGCAACACATAATCAAAAATCTGTCCGTCTTTACGCACGATCGCTACTGTATCGCCTGCGATATATCCATTGTCAATCGCTTGCTTAAACTCGTCGTATGTTAGCATTTTTACTCTCCTACTTATTTATTCGTATTCTCATAGCTTAAATTAACTTTTTAATATCAATCATTTTGAATTTAACTAGTATCATGGATTTGATACATAAAGTTATTTTCTTTTATTTTTTGGTAAGGTGAACCTCTATAGCTATAGCTGAAGAGCTCACTGTCTTATTATCGTTATATAGCATTAAGTATTTAGACTGATCAAATATTGCTCCAGGTGCGGGCATCATATCGTACCAAAAACTGTCTCCTGAGCTCTCTATAAATTTAATATAGCCTGTCTCGTACGGAGAATTATTGAACTCATACAAATTTTTTCGAGACACTAATATTTTTCTGGTTTTACAATCTAATTCTTGAACAGTGACTTGTTTTTTATTAGTTGTAATATCAAACGAAAGTATATTTTCATTATCTTCATAAACTTTTACTGTAATATTCGGGAACTTACCTTCAATTTGATTTCTATGGTGCTCAGTAACACCTCCGTACATACAAGTTTTTTTGGCATTTTTACAACTATTTCCTTCCGAATAATAGCAGTTATAGTAGTAATTGGAACCAAAAATATCTACATCTTTATTTTTATATTTTGCAGCTAAATCTTTACTATTAAACTCTGTTTTTACTGAATCATAGTTTTTAAGTTTCAAATCCTTAATGGGAAAAATCAAATCATGCTGTAAAAGCTGACCTGTGGATCTTACATTAGTCCCTTCTACAAAATGGTTATCATATAAACATCTCAAATTACCCATAACACCAGTAAATTGGCTAGATTTGTTTAATTGTTCTGGAGTAGGGTCAGGCTGACTACTTGCAAAAACACTAATCGATAATAATTGTGCACAAAAAACTACACATGCTACAACGAGTATTCTTATTCTTTTATTCATTTGGCTACCTCTTATATATTTAAAACGTTATATAGATTATAACGTTAACTTTTCATCTCCCCAATTACCTCAATTCTACACCATTTGTTATTAAAAATCTATAATAAAATTAAATCAATGTTTTAATTTTAAAAGAGATAAAATTGAAATAAAAAAGCAAGAGCCGCTAATGTCAGGCGATTCTTGCTAGTGTGATTATCCTATGAATGTGCAGGGGGATCAGTATAGAGGTAAAAGTGTCTGTATATTAATAATTTTGTATCGCACGAATTAAATCATAGTTGTAATACGGAACATTTCGTTTTACTGAATTATCTTTATCCAACAATCCCTCTCCTACCAAGAAGTCCAAAGCTTTTTTCACTGTTGCTGGATGGAACTCCGTAGCCTCGGCTAACTGTTTTGCAGTTGATACAGGAAAACTAAAAGTAGCAAGCCAAACTGTTTTTTGAGTTTGAGTCACACAAACAGAAAGTCCTTTTTTGGCATGTTCATCCGCATTTCGAATTTTCTTTAAGATATTCTTGGCCATTTGCTCACTAGCATTGAGAAAGAGATTAAGCCATAAGTTCCAATCTGGATTCTCTCCCCTTGTAGCATTAAGCGCGTTATAATAACGAATTCTTTCCTTTTCTAATTCTTCACTAACGAAAAATATTGGGTGTTTTAGAAGCCCCTCCTGAACAGACATCAATGCAATAAGAATTCTCCCAAGACGGCCGTTACCATCTAAGAAGGGATGAATTGATTCGAATTGCGCATGAGCAACCGCAATTCTCAATAAAATATCACTATTAAAGTTAATAGATTCTTGAGTCCTCCCGCACTCTAAACTCGAATGATATTCCCCATTTATAAAAAATTCGAGATTTGTCATAAATGCACCAATTTCGTTTGCGGGAATGGGGATATACGAAGCATTTTCGATATCCTTATCTGGACCAATAAAATTTTGAATCTTCCTAAACTCTCCGCCGTTAGATGTAGTTCCTCTAGCTTCATCAGACATCAAAAGGCGATGGAGATCTTTTATCAACCGTGTAGTTATGACATCGCCTTTTTTTATTTTATGAAAACCAAAATCAATCGCCTTTTTATAATTAAAAACTTCTCGTTGCTGCCAATTTTTGGCACCTACTTTAGCAGTCTCCATTATTTCATGGAAAGTTACTTGAGTCCCTTCTATTCTTGTCGATTGTACTGACTCATTGTAAGATAATAAACTGAGAATCGAAGAGTTAATAATGGATGATTCTAAAACAGCATCTAACTTCCCCAGAACCTTATTTACTATTGCCAGTTTCTTATAAAGGCTTAAGGCTTGCTTATCCTCTAGCAAGACTGGTAACTTTTTTATTCCCTGTAATGCCATAATCCTACTCCTTAAGATATTTTTTGCGTTTTTATATATTATATTTGTTTTTATTTCAAAAAACAAGATAAAATATAATAAAAAACCGCCCAGAAATTATCTGAGCGGTTTTATCTTATCTCGGAGCTTTACCTCCTAAATTGGTTTTTTAGTTGCGGTGTAAGTCACACCGTTGATGGTAATTTCCAAGCTGTCAATAACAACGTCAATTTTATCAGACTGACCGACATCAATGTCGGCCTGTTGGTCGTACTTGGCAAGTGACCCGTTTTCCTGCTCAATTGCTTTTAGCCTACCAGCCATACCAACAATGTAGCTATCAAATCCGCTTACAGCATAATCATAGGTTGCACCACCAACCTTAAACATGCCTTTCACAGCCTCGCTGAAAGTCCTAGCACCGCTTACCCTATAAGAGCCATCAGCTCTCAAGAGATAAAACCAGTCCGTCAAAAAGTCGTCAACGCTAGCATAATGCATGTAATGACCACCCTCAACAGCAGGCCTTTCCGTACCTTGCGTTACCGTTATGCCGCTTGGACGGTTGCCTTGGCCAGTCCACGTCATACCTCCCCAATTGTTGTCAGTACGGCCTACAGCAGATTGCCCCCAAAGCCCCTCAAAATGCAACACAGTAATGGCATAACTTGGCAAGATGTCATGCTCTTTACATTTAGCTAGGATTTTATCCAAGATAGCTTTTTTAAGCACAGCACCATTAAATAGTAAGTCGCCATCTTGTTTGACAGCAGGGCTTTGCTCCGCTACTTGTGGTTGTTTGAGCAGCTCGTTTACTTTTGCTTGAACGGCATCATAGTTAGCACCAAGTGAGATTTTGCGCTGCTCGCCACTACCATGTTTGCCAGATAGGACCTCTTGAACTAGCTCATCAATGCTTTTATTTGTAGCAGGTTGGGCTTTTGCTCCTGTATAGCGATAGACATAAGAGTACATCCAACCGCTCGCTGCTGCTGTTTGATTGTAGTTATCAATCGTGATGTTATTATTTGCGTAATTGCAGTGGATAATATTGTCAGCATCAATAAACATCACAACGTGACCACCCGCGCCTGCTGATTGCCCACGGAATCCCCAGATAGCAATGTCAGCCCGTTGACTATCCCAATCCGCATTCTCGGAAATCAACTGATAACCGTTTTGGACTAGCCAATCATGCATGTACTCTGTATTGAGTAGCCAACCAGGATTACTAGCTCCTGCATAGATTAAAGCGCTACAAACAGAGCTAGAGCAGTCATAGCTATCAGGGCCATTACGATAGTCCATGGAATAGCTGACACGCCCCTCTTTCGAACCCATCCACGCTATGGCTTTTTCTGTATCTACTGTCATTCTTCTTCCTCCTTATCTAAAAATGGATAAAAAATCAAAGCAACCACAGATAATGGCACATACAGTATTGCGATTGCTATAACTAATGCTAATCGTGTGATTGCTCGCATGTCCCCTCCTATTGTTTTGGTTCGTGGTAAGTCAATGCTTGCTCACTGTCTGACAGGCCTTTTGTGGTTGGATCTGTGACAACACCGAGCAATACCAAAAGCGTTACAGCTGTGTTTGCAATATCCGCGATGTTTGATGGTAATTTAATACCTAATTGTTGCGCTAACAAAAAGATAGCTCCCAAAATAGCCATCAAGGTTACTTTGTTTTGTAGTCGTAATTTTAAATTGATCATTTGATTTCTCCTCTCATCATATCTTTTAAATCTTTAACATCATCTGTTAAATTTTTAATTTGCTCTGTCATTGTAATCAACGTTTTATTTTGCTCAGCGTGCTCTTCAAGCCGCCGAGCATTTTGGCGTGTAACAATTTTTAAATGCTCTACCTCAGATTGCAACAAAGTAATATCTGTCGCATGCTTGATGGATTTTGCATTAAAAATATTGTAAGTCGTGACGATAGCTAAAATAAAGCCACCAACGCCAAATATCAACTCTGTTGCCATAAACCACCTCTAATCTTGTTTAACCAAATCAGCGTACTTGATAACTGTTACTTTGGCTTCTGACTCTAGCTCCTCTAAGGTTTGTTTGTCATACTCAAATGCTTCGTTAACGTGTACGAAGACTAGGTTACCTTCACCAGCCTCTCCGTCTTCCTCTTTAGTACTGTCGACCACCGTAAAGACATCATAGGCTTGATACTCACCTTTTTGGGCTGGCTCGATTAGCTCAAGCATGCCTTTATAAATGTCAGAATCAATCTTGCCGCCGCTCGTTAACATGTGGATGGTTTGCAAGTTAATCATTCGCTGTGTACGCTCTGCGGACACCTTAGCTAATCCTGCGGCTGTTTGGGCTGTTTTAGCGGTCTTAGCGGTTTCCTGTGAGATTTTTTCAAGGTCGTCTACTTTTTGCACGGCTTCGCCCATAGCGATTTCAACGTATTCAGATTTTTTAAATTCTTCCAAAGTAGCTTTGATAATCTCTGTGTCATTAGTTGAGGTTAAGTCCTGCTTGATTGGTTGAGAGATGACTGAGCCATCCTCAGCAGTGATAATAATATGTGTGCTTGCGACTGCTCCTGTGCTGTCAAATTGTGGGTATTTTCCTGTCACTTTCCAATTTCTCATGGTTATTCTCCTTTTTTACTTTCTTCAAATTGTTCCAAAATGTTGTCGATAAGAATGATTTCAGATGATGTAAATTCATCTTCACACTCTTCTAAAAAGTTTAAAAAGTCAATAAATCGCTTGGAGTACTCACCCCCTTTAATCACAATTTCTTCGTCTGCTAGCTCGTTGAGTAGGTCGTTGAGCTCGTCGAGTTTAGCGGGGTCTGCTAGCTTGATGTTTTTGTGCTCATCAATGACAAATTTGTCATCTTTATCCTTAGCTGCATACATATCAATTAAGTCGGTCTCATCTTTTGCATACTCGTTGATTTTATCGACTACTTTTGCGAGTAGCTTAGCACGGCCACGATTAGCACGCATATTAGTGATTTTGATTTTGTCTAGTACACGATATAGTGTGTTTAAATCTTTGTTTTTAATAGTTAATTGCATATTATCTCCTGTTAAATTTTTGTGATGTAGTTATTCAATTCCCTATTCACAGCACTTGTAAAATTGCTATGAGCAGTATTCCAGCCGACGTTAGCCAAGTGCCCCCAACAGCGGCCTAAGGCTACTACAGCCGCATACAAGTCGTTCATGTCAAGCATTTTTTGCATCTTGTCTGGTCTAAACTTAAATCCCCGAGTAATATTAAAATCATCCACAACTAAAACATTATCACCGTAAATTTCAGTCTGGTCGACTGCCGCAGTGTGATTATATCCCGTAGCGTACCTAAATGACCTTAGCCCTGCAAAACGACCGGAAGAAGCCGAGTTAACACCGTCACCAGATGAGGTTATCCCGATCGATGCATACAACGCTGACCCTGTATAACCTTTGGGCGTCGCATTACTAAAATGTACAAAGGCAGTATGTGTGCCATCTTTACGTACTAAGGCATTGTTTTTGCTATTAAAATTAATTGTGGCATCGCTATTAAAGTCCATCTTAGCTGTATTTAAGTCGATAAGCATCGCTCCATTACGAGCCTTAATGACCTTACCCTCGAGCAAATCAGTGATAGCATAGCCAATTTTAGCTTTGATAAAGTTAGCGTCTAAACCAACGATACTACTTGCGTTAAGGTTAATCACTCTAATCCTAGCAGCGTCAATCGTGCCTGCAATAATCTGATCAGCCCTAATCTTGATAGCCTCGGCTATTTTTGTGGTAAAGGTGCCATTAACCGTCGTATTCCCATCGAGAGCGATGTGTTTACCTGCGATTGTTACTCCGTAGGAGTTGAGGTTAATTGCTGAGATAATCTCATTACCAGACATTTTGGCATTAATGCCGCCAGCCTTTTGGATAGCTAATTTAATGCTGTCTCCAGCGCCACTAATAATACTCATGACACCATCTCTAGTAACCCGCTGCTCAATTTGTCCTGCTAGTTGAGTAAGGCGCGATTGGATTTTACCAGTCGGAGATCCAACGTCGCTCTGTAGCCCTCTAACCGTATGGGTCAAGCTACTATAGTTTTCTTCTGCGTCCTGCATCCGCCTTTGGTAACTCTCCAAACTCTGCTGCACACGACTGACAGCACCTTCACGGTCTCTAATCTCTTGAGAGATTTGGCTAGCTGTTGACTGCTGTACCGCTCTTAGCCCGCTAATTTGTGACTCGAGCTCTGTCCTCGTGCCTTGATTTGAGCGAGTAAACTCAGCACGTAAGCCCGCAAGCTTACTCTCGTAGGCCTCTGTAGTGCCGCTTGAGGTTGTTGTGATCTTAGCCGATAGCTTGCGCAACTCATCATCATACTTTTGCGATAGCCCTTGTGCTGAGGCTTTAATCTCAGCTTGTAAACCGATTTTATCATTGGCCATTGTGGCTTTTAGCCCCTCAATACCAGCTTGGTAGCTTGACGATAGCTGTCTATCTGCATCTTGGTACTCACGTCTAATGCCTGAGACTGTCTCGTTGATAAGCGCAAGTTTTTTATCGGTCTCGCTACTAATACGTTGCTGCGTGCCCTCTGCGGTTTTGATAATCTCAGATTTTATTGTACCGTTGTAATACTCTTCAATCATCCCTTGATTATTAAGCTTGATTTTTGACCAAAGTTTGGAGTTTTTAGTATCTGTTAACTCGAGGCTAATCTCTTTGAGGTCTTTAAATAGTCCAGTCGGATTACCTGTCCCCTCGACAACCACGGGCGCCACGTAGTTAGTTGGTTTACCCCCTCGCTCAATCATGAGCTGGTTAAAGCGAGTTGTACCGATACATTTGTTATCGGCTATTTTAACGCTTTTTGTGTCACCATCAGCCGTAAATGTATAATAAGCACGTCCATCTGAGCCGATTGTTAAATTTGACTCGTCTATTAAAAGTGTTGGGTCTCTACTCAAATGTTACCTCCTAATTTTTACCGTAAATTTTGACAAAAAAACTTTTTTCTAATGCTCTAAAAAAACAAAAATGACTATCTTGTAATGCTAGTATTTTATGCCCTGCTAAAAAAATCGTATTGTTTTTTGTTGTGGGGGTTTTAACAAAAAATGCATTATTGATTACGATTTTATAAAAAGGATAAATATCCAATTTTTTCCCAGCGCTTGTCAGCAAACCGTCAAAAAGCAGATTCCACGACCGCTGATAGACAATCGTATTATTACAAATAATACGATCAATCGTTTTGTTATTAATAATGATATTATTTAAATCTTTTAACAAATTATGACCTCTCAAACACGATCATGCCACTGGTATTGCTAGGCACCTGTCCTTTATCAACCACTTTAACCTCAAGATATTGTCCGGTTTGCGTGTCTTTTAGCTTACCGATATTATTAAGCTGTGACTGTATATCAGCTTGTCTGAGATAGCCAGACAAGCGCTCATTAAGACCAGCTATGTCACTAATCTCATGCTTATGTTTTTTAGCAGCATAATCTTCTTTTGCTTGCTTTTTTGTCACTACTTTGACTTCACCAGGAGTAGTCAGTAAGCGACCTGTGGAAGTAGCAGTCACGTAGTTAGCACCAACATAAGTCACCGCTACCTCCAAATAATTGTCTGCTTGGGTGGTAGTGTTATGTATTGTAATCAATACTTTGTCACCATTTTTAGTAGAAACTGTAGATTCGTTGACATACCAACTCGCCGAATAGCTGGGTTTTGCATAACTTTTTAGTAAGCTATCTGTATAACTATAGCTGCTTGTAAACACCTTTTGAGATAGCCCTAAAAAGTCATTAATAGCTTTAACATCTGCGGAACCGACGTTTTTAAGTTCAGATTTTTTGACATAATCTTCCAGATTGATGCCGTTGACATCACCAGTGTCGCCTTTTTCTCCTTTCGGAATAACGACCTTGGTTTTATCACTAAAGGTCAGCTGTACGCCCTCTGAGACACGTTGTTGACCTGTGATAGTGATACTATCACCTTTAGGTCCTGACTCACCTTTAACGTTTCCAAGATCTAACTCTGATTCCTCTTCAATTTTTAGTTTTAAATGACCGGATTCATCAACCCGAGCACTCTCAACGCTCTTACCTCTATCCCCTTTTTGGCCATTGGGGATATTAAAGGTTTTTTGAGTGTCGTCTGATAGTTTGATAGTGAGCGTCTCACCATCTTTGGTGATGTCAGTAATACTTGTACCTTTGTCACCCTTTTGACCTTTGATATTTCCGAGCTTAGTCTCTTTTTCCCCAATCCATACCGATAAGTCACCATTTTCGGATAGCTGTACCTTAGTGATAGATTCTCCTTGCGGACCTTCGTAGTAAGGCAGGTCATTGTAAGTCAATTTGCCATCACCGACTTTTAGCCTGTGAGTGTCTAGCTCAACAACTAGTTCACCATCATCAACAACAGGATTTAATTTTTGCCACTCGGCAGCATCCTTGCGGTCAAATAAGACTTTAATTGGTATTCTTTCTTCTAGCGTCATCTGTCCCTCCTTCCGTCTAAAATAATTTTTGGTTTATCGGACTGTTTGCCGATAATAGTTGCACCTTTGGCATCTGCAATCTCTTTATAGCTCATATCCAGGGCCAATTCCTGCACCTCCGACGCGTTTAAATCTATCTGCTTAGATTTATACCAGTCGCCAGTTAAAACAGCCGTGTAGCTCAAAGGATAAACCTCTATAGACTGTTTATCCTTAGCGACCTCAAACGTCTGTGCTTCCATCTTAGCCTTGGTAGGTGTCAGCACTAACTTAACTCCCTTGTTGTTAATTTGCGTCAATGTGATAGCCACTTTTTTGAGTAGCTCACAAGTCTGGCTAAAGCTAATCGTGTAGGTCTCGCCACGCTTAAAACCACCGTCGTTAGCTTCTACTTCTATGTAATCCTCATCAATTTTTTTAACACGATTAGGATCGCCAACCAGCAAATTTTTGTTATAGCGGGTCTTACCGTTATTTCCTAAAATTTCGGCAGTTAAACGAGATTCTTCGCTTGTCTCACTCACTCTATTTTTGAGGTCATCAAAGCTTTGTTTAATAGACGGGATGTCATCAACTTTGATAGCCTCTGTGATTTTTTTAATCGCTTCCTCTGGTAACGCTAGGTTTTTGAGGGTAGCTCTAAATTCTTCAAGCTCTTTATCGGTGCGCTGGTTGATTTCTTCTTGCGCTTTTTTGACTTTTTCGATTTCAGCCATTGCCTCGTCAAAGGCCCGTTGGTTAGGGTTTAAATCCTCTGTATCTAGTACCTTGACCCATTGATGGCCATCCCAAATCCAAGTGCGCTGATACTTACCATTTTTTTCGAACCAGTAATCACCTATCTTGTGCTCAATATTGTCATCTGGTTTTTCGTACCAAACGCGTTTACCATTGATGTCATTGAGGTATTTAGGCAGATTGAGTTCAAATTGTTTTTGGTTGTTAGTAATTACCTTCTGATTATTTTCCAACGCATTAATACGTTCAAAAACACCACCAGTCAAACTTTTAGAGATTGATTGACCAATCGTACCTAATTTGATTGTGTGATTGCTATCTGTATAGACGTCATAGACAATCTCAACGACTTTTTCAGACTCAGTTGTGATGCCAAACTTTGGATAATAAAGTGGTACAATGTCGCAAAGCTCAACCTCTTCCATGACTCTAAAATCTTGATAGTCAAGCGTTTGTGACAAGTCAATATAATCAACCTCAATGCTGACTTTTGGTGCACCAACGTTATTATCCTTAAGGTATTTCTGAGCCAGCTTTCGGATTTCTTCGATCGTTGGCTCTTTTTTATTTTTGTCATCGTTAAAATGACTTGATAAATCAACCATTTGGATTCTGCGCTGAGCATATAAGCTGAGATACTGACCATCTAGGATAAATTCAGGCAATGTCACCAGCTGTTCTTCGGGTTGTTTATGCTCGCCTACATGCGGCTTACCAGGGGTTTCCTCTTGCGGTTTTGGTTGTGGCGTATATCTTACGTAAGGATAGATAGAGGTGTAATTGCCATCTAGCAATCGCTCCTCCTCTACGCTGACAATATTGCGACCATACTCCAACACAGTAGGAGCTTTACGACCCATTTGTTTGTGTAAGATGATCGTGCGATTGTCAAACTCGTACTCACCACCGTAAACATCTAGGATAGAGCCAGCGACACCTCCTAGAGCACCACGGGCATTGCCGATTTTATCAATTTCCCAGCTAAAGCTCCCGAGCGTTAAGATGTCGCTTTTAACATCAAAAGTATCATCACCGACAAGGTTTTTCTTCCAGATTTCTAAAGCTGATTCGGCTCCTACGCTCGCACCGTTTACAAACGGTTTTAAAGCAATATCCTGTGTGCGCATAGAGATATGACGCGCAAAAATCTCGATGTGGTCTTTACTATTTCGTAGTACCCGATTAATCTCAAAAGTCTGCCATTTGGTTCTACGACCAGCGTCAGACTTAATCTTCATTTCCTCTTTAAAAACTGAGGCAAAGACACCATCTAGCGGATATTTGATGTACAGTGAGTAATTACCATTGCGCTCACGAGTGGCTTTAACCTCATAAGCATCCGCAATCTCACCGAGACCAAAAGTCCTAAACTTGGTTTCCTTAGACTCATACAAAACTGGTATCATACTTTAACCCCCCAGTTTGGCACTGCGGTAATTGTAAAGCTACCAGTCCACGAGATTTTATTTTGTCCAACGTCAAATAACGGCATGCGGTGGCGCTCTGTCCGCACGATATTATCCCAAGCCGACAAGACATCTTTATAGACCAGATGCCTCTCCATATCTATGACGAGTTCTCCTTGCACATTTTCCAGCCCTGTCTTAAAGCCATTAATGGTTAAAACCCCATTGCCTATACCTTTGATTTTTAAGATAGGTTTAGCCTGAACATTGCCGGGATTTTGTAGAGTACTACCATTAACGAGAGACACCTCTTGCTTACCCGTTTTTAAGTATTTGATAGGGTGGATTAAGAAGTTGATTTTCAGTCTGCCGAATTGTTTTAGAATCTCGTCTATCTCAAAAAGATTGACAACACTAGCCCGATAGATATAGTCCTTGTCCCAAGACAAAGCTAAGTCATGCCAACCTTTGACGTGCAACCATTCACTTATTTTTTGTTGATTGGCAGTCACGTCACCAACCAGCGAAAAAGGAAAGTCTTGCTCAACCGCTTTTAAGCGTTCGTTGTCTTTAATAAGTACACCGTCACGACCATCGACTTCTATTAAATTGACATCGTTGCTCGTTGACTTAATAGACCGCTCGCGTTCTAGTAACAAACCTAGACTATCGCTTTTAGTGCCGTTAAACTCAATGTATCTCACTAAGCTAACCTCCCTTCTTCACCTTTTGTGTAGTAAGCTAATTCTCTGAGTAGCCGTCTCATGTTTTCTTGACTAAACATATCTTCTGAACTACTGCTATTAGTAGCGTTTAGTGTATAGTTGTTTGTGACATTTCTGTCATCTCTGTCTTTAAGCAGCTTAATCAACTCGGCAAGTTGTGGATCAGCGTTAACGACTACAGTTCCTTTATCTTGCACAGATTTAAGACGAGTTGTTAAGCTAGCGATTTTTGTATCATCAAAACCTATTCCATTTGCATAGTGCGGGAATAACTGTTTTGTTCGGCTGGCCTTTAAAACTTTTGACCCTCTCGGTAGAGGGAGGATAACGTTTCGACCAGTTGGGATAAATGATTCTCCAGTCGGTAAGGTAACTAACTCTCTATATAGCGCCCCTTTTTGGTCATTGACCATAGCTAGACCGCCGGGGTGGAAATCAGTTCCTTTTTCATGTCCGAAAATCTTACGGACAAACGTTGTAATGGTTGTTGTAACACTTCTTGGGATTCTAGCCAGTGACCATATAACATTTTCTGCAACGCCGCTTGCGTTATCTTGTGCTCTGATAACAGCTGGACTATTTTGTTTAGGACTATTGACTGCCCTATTGGCGCTTGCAACATCTGGTCCAGTCTTATCCGATGCCTTCACATCGGCTGGCGCTTTCTGCTTGACATTATCAATCTTACTTTGCGCCGACTGAGTATCACCAGCTGTTTTATCCGTAGCATTCACATCAGCAGGTACTGTTTGTTTAACGCTATCAAGAGCTTGTTGAGCGGACATAGTTGGTTCTTGTGTTAAGTTTTTCGCTAACAGAACTTTTTCTTCCGGTGTCAACGCTTGCCATTGTGCTAGTAATTCTTTGCTATCAAAGATTTCAATCATAGCCTGTTGACCATCCACAACCAATTTTTTCTGTTCTAACGTCATGTTTTGCCATTGGCCACCAGCTACTAGCATTTCAGCAAGTGCGGCTCTCCCCGTCGGTTCAACATCAGCGTTCTTAACCATGATTTCAAAACTGTTCCAACCTTCTGCCGTTGATAACAATTCATTTAAACTTTGTTGTGGGCTGTCGCTCGTAAACAAACTATCCCATTGAGCGTTAGCAGCTGCAACCTCTGCCGTGGCATTAGCGGTATTACGTGATAAAACTTTCAACGTTTCGCCAGATTTTTCGGTGTAATAGGCTAGTTTACGATAAGCATCATCGTAGCTAATACCAAGCTTTTGTGCCATATCTGATGCCATTTGGCTTATCCCTTGGTGGATTTCTTCTTGACTTTTGCCAGATTCTTTTAACCGTTGGACACGCTCCCTCTGAATAGCAAGATACTGATCATTCAAAGCTTTGGTTTTTAGGTTGTGCTGCATATTAAGTTCGGTAAGTCTATTCAAAACTTCCTGTCTAGCAGCCAACTCTTCAGCACTCAATTTACTAGTGTCGCTGCCAAATTGCTTCAAAATCTCTTTTAACTCTGCTTTTTTTGTTTTATATGCAGAATTTTCTTTATCGAGCATCTTAACAGTGTTTTCAGATACTTTTTCCAACTGCCTTGCATTTAGCGCATCTAACTCGTTATTCAAAGCTGCTGTTAAAGCTTTCTTTTCTGATGCAGAAAACTTCATTAAATCAAGTTGAGCAATAATCATTTCTCTCTGATTTCGCAAAACAAGTTCTTTTTCAGCGCTTGACAACTGGCTCATGTCACCATTGTGCTTCTCCATGATTGCTTTAATCTGGGTGTTCATGCTTTTAACATTGTTAACTACTGATTCAGTTTTGGATTTCAAAGCATTTATGGTTTCTTCTGACAATCCTAATTTTTTAGCTAAGTTTATATTCTTATCTAATTTTGATTGAGCTAACTTTTCAATACTTCCGACCAAATCATCAAAAGCTTCAGTCACTTTCTTAACGCTACCTGCGCCTGCCTCGAACATTTGCAAAGAAGTGTTAGTTTCGTCAACTTTTTTCTTAAAGTTACTTAGTGCAGTTGCTTCTGTCGCGGAAACAGCGGTTCCCCACTCTTCCGTGCGTTTTTGGGCTTTATACATGCTATCAGCAATTAAACCAATACCAATAACAGCTGCGCCACCTAGCAAAACACCCCACGTTACCGGGTTGCTTAATAAGGCAACCGCGCCAGTCAAACTGCCCATAGAAGCTGTGGCAGCTTCAGCTCCAACACTTGCTGCTACTGCACCGGCTTTAAACGTGCGTAGCCAACCAGATAAAGCACCAATTCCTTTGCTCATCTTGCCGATAGCTTGAATGGTTCCGCCGATAACACCAATACCCTTACCCAAAATAGATAAAGCCGGCCCAGCGGCGGCTGCAATAAGTCCCCACTTGATAATTTGCTGTTGTTGCTCTTTGTCGAGCGAGTTAAATTGTTTAGCTAAGTCAGCCGCCATTTGGATGATTGGCTTCCCTGCTTCGAGCCCGTTTCTCAGAGCGTCAACCAAAGGACCACCAAATTCTATGGCTACATCATTGACTTCGTTTTTAAGCATTTTCAGCTTAGACTCTGTTGTCTCGTAACGTTTGTTAGCTTCGTCAGTCAACGCCGCGTTTTCTTTCCAAGCCTTATTGGAAATTCCAAGTGCCTTGCCTAATGTTTCAGATGCTAAACCTAATGATTTCAACATGTTAGACTGGCGAATACCGCTTAATCCTAACTCATCAAGTACTTTTGTGGCACTTTCGCCTTTTTTATCAAGTTGACCAAGCCCCTTAATAAACTCTTGCAATGCGACAATTGGCTTTTCTTTCCACGCTCTAGCAAAATCGGCTGAGGACATGTTAGCTATCTGAGCAAATTTATTTAAATTATCGCCTCCAGATGCGACTGCACGTTCAATAGCTGATAATGATTGAGTCATTGCTGTACCACCAGCTTCCGCCTCGATACCAACACTTGACATAGCAGTTGCTAAGGCAAGCATTTCTTGGTTTGTTAAGCCTGCAAGCTTACCAGACGCGGCGATACGGTTTGTCATCGCTACGATGTCTCGTTCAGTTGTTGCGAATTTATTACCCAACGCGACAACAGCACTACCAAAGCGAGAATACTCCGATGAAGCCAGACCTGTAATGTTTGCAATTTTAGCAATAGACGTCGCCGCTTCTTCTGCGGATAAATTGGTAGATTCTCCTAAATCAATCATTGTACGAGAGAAACTAAGAATATCTCCTGTCTTAACTCCTAATTGACCTGCTGCTTCTGCAACGTGAGCGATTTCAACAGCACTGGCTGGCAACTCTTTGGCCATTTGTCTAATGCCTTGCGACAACTTAGCATAGGATACCGTCGCCGTTTCATCCACGGTTTTCTTGACACCGGCAAAAGCAGATTCATAATCGACAGCCGCTTTAATAGCATAACCAGCTCCTGCAACAATCGGAGCTGTAACTCCTCTTGTAAATGCAGCACCTACACCGGCGACAGAATCACCGAATGACTTCATCTTCCCGCCAATTCTTTCAGCAGCTTTACCAAATCTTGTAAAGACGCTAGTTTCAGTGGCTAAAGCTCGTAATCTGTTTTGCAATTCCGCCACTTGCGCTGCTGTTTCTAGCATGGCTGATTTAGCGCCAATTAATTTTTGTTTTTGCTCAGCAGTAGCGTTATTAACATCACCTATCTCTTTTTTTAGGTCGCTATATTTTTGTGACTGAGTTTTTAGTAATTCTTGGTAACCTTTTAATGCACTACCTGTTTCAGCATAGACCGCTTTAAGACCTTTAATCCGCCCGCCATGCCCTTGAAAGCTCTTTTCAACTGCTTTTAACGAGTTATCTAAGCCTTTCATGTAGGTTTTTAGGTTTCTTGTGTTTGACATAAAGGGCGATATGTCTAATGTAGCTGTTGCTACCAAATCACCTATATTCCCCATTTAGTCTCCTTTCTAGCCGAAAAGGAATGGGAATGCCTTATCCAAGGTCGTTTCAATCACTTCTTCTTTTTCGACAGTTTCAATTTCTAGTGCTTGTACCATCAATTCGATGTCTGATAAGCGCATTTTTTTAATATCTAAAATCGTATAGCCATTCTTTAATAGACTTTGTACCCACATCAGCAAATTATCTTTGGCTTCTTGAGGGGTTATTGTTCCTTTTTTTCGGTTTCACCTTCCTCTTCTTCTCCTCCGAGCGCGGCAATATAAAGGTCGTTAAGCGTGTCTAAAACACTCATGTCGGATAGCTTAAGATCATCGACTGTAAATTGACCTGCGTACATATCAACAAACATTTGCAAGTAAGATTCGTTAAGTTTTCTATGCGCTTTAGAATCTAAGCGTCTTTTCTCATCGCTAAACACAGCGCTTTGTCTAACTTGATGCTCAACAGCCAACAAATTATCTTCGACGTTGATGAAGTCTTTTTTAAATTCCTTATCAACACCGCCTTTTTTTAAGGTAATTTCGTACATATCTACTCCTTATCAAAAATAAAAGGTCGCATTTAAGCTGCGACCTTAAAAATTACATAACCTCACCTGCTTGTTTCGCAATTGGTATTTTTTTGATTTCTGTATCAACGCAGCCGACAAATACACATTTTAAAAATTCATTCAAATCAAAACCGCTATTACCCTCGCGTCCAACTAAAAGCACTTCTTCTTTTGGTCCGCGGGCAACAAAGTTACCCGTTGTAGTATCTGGTTTCGGATCAGGTGCGCCTTCTTTTGTTTGTGCCTCCATTCCCGGAAGATTAAATTTCCCTTTAAGCAACGCAATCCAAATCGCCTTACCGTTTTCATCGCTAGTCCTAAATAAACAAACAATGTCATTTGGCGTTAGGTTTTTGTTGTACTTCTCAACACCTTTTTCTACTGTGATTCCAAAGAAATCTTTGCGTGCATCTGATGTTAAATCTAACAACTCGATTTCAAGTTTTGTCTCGCTGATTCCACCTGATAATACAACGTAAGGTCCATCGTCTGCTGGCACAGTGACCAATTCATTGGTAATATCAAGTTTTGCGGATTTCATTCCCGGCAAATGCTTTATACTCTCTGCTTTTGTAACCTTGTCATTTCCGTCTAGTACTCCATAGTAAAAATCACGTAGTCCAAATTTTACTTTTCCCATTTTGTCCTCTTTCTTTTTAATAAAAATCAAAATAGCGGTATTTCCTTACATTCATGAGTAAGTCAATATCGCTATCTTTATACCTTGGTTTTTCGTTTGCGGTGTATCTTTCAAAACCGCCTTTTTTTAAAATATCATCTATACATTTGCTAATTTGGTCAGCTTCTGAAGCTGTTTTGCACCAAAAATTGATGGTGATACGTTGCTCATTACAAAGTATCTCGTCATCAGCATAATCGGTAGGACCATCTAACGTTGTTTTGATACGCATAAACGGTGCTAGTTCTACCTTTCGCAAGTCAACTGGATTATCTGGGATATCATATGTAAATATGCCTTGCTTAAATCCATTTTTAAAAGTACCGCCTCTGAGCCTATCCAACAGCTCATTTAGCGTCTTATCGTTACTTAATAATTTATAAGCTGCTGTTTCAGCAATCAAAGTCCTAGTCCCTCCTTGACTTTTTCAGCATAGATTTGTCTAGCCCTTGGTGTCATCTGATTAATCGTCTTTTCCTTAAAGTCTTGTCCTTGTTGGTAAATCGTACCATCATTTGGATAATGCGCACGCCAACCTGTGGCTTTACCGTAACCGATTTCCTTAGATACAATCCCAGCATTAGCGCCTTTAAAACTGCTGATAACTGTATCTTCTTGTAGCCGCTCATCTGTTTCAATCTCATAAACAGGGGTATTTGATTTGAGGGTCTTCTCAAATTCTTTCGCAACCTTAGTCACGGCAGCTTTTGCGGTTTTTGGGGCTTTTACTTCAAGCTTTGTCAGATTAGCTAATATTTCATCTAAACCTCTTGTCATGACATGCTCACTCCACTAATCATAGTAATATCTTTGCCAGATTCGTCAGATTCGATTTTATCTATCTTATAGATGCGCTTGTTAAATTCAACAAACATCGTGTTATCTATAGATAACTTAGGATTATACCTAATCAAAAAGACCTTTGTATCCTTATTTGTTGGCAAATTGCTAGCGTTTTGAAACTTTGATTGGTAATTAAAGTCTCTTAATTGAGTTTTCAGCACTTCTGCCCAACATGTATAGATGTCTTTTCTAATTGCAGAGATAACCTCTCCGTCTTCATTCTGTCCACCCGACTGGCCGAAAATCGTTATCCTGACGTTCATTTTGCGTGTAATCATGAACCATCACCCCGCAATCGTAATTGATGGATGATATTTAAAACGCCATTTGCCAACGGATAGCGAAAACTATCCGCAGACAAACCACGATGATCGTATTCTTCCTTGACTTGCTTTTTGACAGCTAAAGTAAATTTAGCGTGACCTTTGAACTTTTCAGGAGTAGAACCGTCTTCTATTGCAAAACAGATTTGTTCTTGAGCAGATTCAATCATTTCTTTGATGACGTCGTCTTCAAAATCAAAGTCAATTTTACAATAGAGTTTTACACTCTCTAATAACTCTTTCGATACAGCCATAGCTATACCTCTTCAACGCCTGCTAGTGCAAGTAAATCTGATTTCAAGGTCTTACCACTAAAGTCAATTCCCTTGCTTGTTAAATAGCGTTTGATTTCTTCTACAGTGCTCTTACTAGTTGGTTTCGCCTCTTTTTCAGAGGCTTTCACTGGGTGTACAAGTAACAAAGAAACCTGCGTTTTTATCTACTGTAGCAACACCAAAACGTAACACAGCCTGCAAATATTGACCGTAAATGTCATTATCGACCCAACGCAAACCTAAGTCTTTGCGTTCAGCAAATAACACGCCGCGTTTAAAGTCACCAACAAAAGCTGACAGTTTGTTTTCTTCGCCAAAAACATCATCCGAAAGTACAAAGACAGGTTTCCCGTTGAACACTTTCCCAGATGAAGAAATAATAGAATCTTGAAGCAAATAACGCCCGTTTTCATCTTTGAGCGTATCTAGCCAGTTGTAAAAACTTTGAGAAACAACAAAGGAAATATTGTAAGCAGGGTCGAAGTCAACGTTAATAATTTTCTTGAGTCCGTCTAAATCCTCAATTTTCTTAGCATCAAATTTTTTCAAAACTTCTGCAATCACTGAGTTAGTGGTATTGACTTTAAGTTGACTAGCTGTTTCTGCAACAATTGCCATCAAGTCCACATCTGCATCATCAATACTTTCTTGTGACAATGGAATTGCTCCTCGATAAGTCTCTACTGACCATTCAACTTCTTCAAATTCTGGTTTAGCAAGCGCAGGATTTTCTTCCAATTCTTTCACACTAACCATTTTTGCCGTTGCTTTTTTTAGGACAGGATACTTACCAGAAGCTTTTTTGGCTTGATAAGTCGTTGTAAATTGTTTTAAATCAACTACAGTTTTTACTTCTCTGGTAGGTACGTAAGAAATTTCTTCACTTGATACAGGTTTTGCATCTGTTTTCTTAATCCCATCCTTGCCAGGATCTACTGGAGTAGTGCTATTAGACACGACGTTCATAGGAATAAGCACCTCGCCTTTCCCTTCTGTCTTCAAATCATTAATTTGTGTACCTTTTGAACGAATAAACGCATTTACTTTATCTTTTAATGTCATTTCTTCTTCAACTTTGATTTTGTTGCTAGCCAAGTTTTCTGCTCCTCCTTTTTCGGCGCTTGATTCATATAACTTCAAGTCGTTTTCTGCTTCTGCTAGGTTCGCTTTAGCTTGTTCAACTTCTGCTTTAATTGAGCGAGCAGCTTCAAGATCATCTGATTCCAAAGCATTTTTGACTTGCGCTGTCTTAGTAACAATCGTGTTGTTTAAGTCAGCAATTGTTGCTTTGATTTCTTTAATTTTTTCTTCAAACATTAATTTCCTCCAATAAAAAAAGAGCTTATAGCCCTTGTAAAATTTCTTCTTTTTCGATTTCTAGTAGCATATTGCGAATTTCTTTTTTACGTTTATTTCTACTTGCGTAATAATCATCAATTACCGCTTGTGGCAACATTGAATTATCAATGCTAGCAACTGCTTCAAAAGACATCACTTCGTCAGCAAAACCTTTTTCTACGGCATCTTGAGCAGACATAAACGTTTCATTCCGCATTAAATCCATAATTTCATCTTCAGACAACCCTGTTTTTGCGACATAGGCATTCACAATAGCTTTATCACTTGATTTTAAGGCGTTAGAAGCTTTGTCTAGGTCATCGCTATTACCAGACACCCAATTAAACAAAGCCTTATGGACCATCATCTGAGCGGTTGGACTCATGACGACTTTATCGGCTCCCATAACAGCCACTGATGCTGCACTTGCAGCCATGCCGGTGATTTCTGCGGTTACTTTTCCTTTGTAATTTCGCAAAGCGGTATAGATTTCACTCCCTACTGTAACAAGGCCACCATTTGAATTAACTTCCAAAATAATGTCGCTATTGTCTTCAGGTAGTTTCTCGATAATGCTTTTAGCGCTAGCAGCTTCCATTCCGTAATAGTCGTAAACTTCTTGAGAGTTATTTGCAATTAGCGGCCCTTTAAGATTTATCCTCTTTGGCATTTACCTCACCTCCTTTCCCTTTGATACCAACCTTGTCTTGATATTCTTCTTTTTTGTCTAAAAAGACGTAGTTTAGGCTCGACTGGTATCTGTCCATATTTGGATCTGTTGATTTCTGCTTACCTAACTCAATAAGGCCTTGGTTAGGTGTCAAAATTTGGTTATTAACCAATTTGACAATCTCATCAACATTACGACCTGTAACACTCCGTGTGTCAAATTCGATATGATACAGACGTCTGTCCTTGTCATTCAATGTTTTAAGCCCTAATTCGCTTGTGATAGCATCAAAATAAAACGGTAAATCATTCGTGACATAATCTTCCATAAGTTGAGCCACAGACTGGTTCGGGCTATTGACTCCAAGTTTGTAACTAGGAACCCGCAAAGCTTTTGCGATTTGGGCCGTGGAAAAATTGTTACTTGTAATTAATTGCAATACGTTAGTATCGATTTCAAGCGGCGTGTATTCCATGGTACTATCAAACACCAATGGACTGCCACCGACCGAACCCTCGCGCATTTTCTCAAACTCTTGACGTGCTCGCTGCCGTGCGTCTCCGCTTAATTGAGCGCCTTTCATGGTTAAGATACCGCTAGAAAATCCATCTTTAAAGAATTTAATTAAGGTATTGATACCACCTGTTTGCAAATCAATCTCATCTCCTAAAGACAGTAGCGGAGACCTGCCAAGGATTGTGTCGTGACTAAAAAACTTCCAGTGTACAACATCATGAGCAAAGCATTTAACCTGTTTTGCTGTTAACGTATCAGTAAAAGTGTAGATGATTTCGTGACTATCCGTTTCCTCTACTGTTGTTTCTGATGGCCTGTAAAATTGGAATTGCAAAGCTTGATTAGTCTTTGGATCTCTCAAAATACGCGAAAAAGAATTACCAGTCAAAATGGCATTTACTGCCATAGCAAATTTCCATGTCCTGGCGCTCGCATTTTTTGTAGATTTAACATTTAAAAGATAATTAATATCCTCATCATGGATAATGTCCCCATTAACATCCTTTTTAACAAGCGGGAACCTAGCAATATCCCCAGCTATAATAGACGTTGCTGTTAAAATATCGCTATTCTTCAAAGCCGACACCCCTAAGTATTTTTGAGAGACATCACCAGCTAAAACAGATGATATATAGTCATCGTAGGACACCTTTGAACTGCCCAAAGGTCGGAAAAAACTCATCGATTTCTCACCTCCTTTCTAAACCATTAACATCTATTTCCGCCACTTGCGCTTATAATTTTGCTTGATGTGACCAACCTCATCACCAATTGACTTGATAGCTACTTGATTGTCTAGTATCGCTGATTTAACTGCTGCAAGCTCGTTATTTGTAGCTTTGGCATTTGCTGACACGATGGATCGTAATTCGGCGACTTCTTTAATTAGCAACACAATAGCTGTTTCCAATTTTCGTTTTTTCTTAATGCGTTTATTCACGTTTTCCTCCTACGCTATCTACATAGATAGCTAAAACAATTAAAATAAGACCACTGGCAATAAAACCGACTTTATCACCAAACAAAAACAACCCATACATCAATAAACCTAGTCCAGCTAACAAGATTAATGTGTGTATGTTTTTTAAAATAAAATCAATCAAAACAGCGATTCTCCTCCTATTATTTTTTCATTTGTCCAGTAGCCAGAACCATCGAACGGTTCTAAGTAACAAACAGCGTAGCCATCAAGAGCAGCATCAAGCGGGTCAATCTTATTGCTATTCTTATTCTTATCGATCCTCATACCATTATTATCAGTTTTAATATAAGCATTGTTAATAGCCATGGTTAGCAAAGGGTTACCAGAGTGCTTTATTTTGCCTTTTTTGAGGTCGTCACGAAATTGTTTTGTCGGCATGTTCAAAACCATTGTCGTCTGCGAAACCTCAATCAGAGGCCACTCTGGATGCCTTTTTTCAATCATTGTAAGTAATGTTCCAAATTGATAAGGGTCAAAACAAATTCCATTAATTTCCCAGTCGTTTGAGTAGACCATCTCTTCAATTTTTTCGAGTACACGTTCATCATCGATGACACCACTTTCTAGGGTGGTTATCTCGCAATAACCTTGGCGTTCAAGATTGCTATAAGATACGCCATCCCGCTTTTCTTTAGCAGTTAAACCATATTTGGTAGCCACAAAAGAAAAGCTGTCGATATACCAAAAATCTTCCATCATAACAACTGGTGTGATAGCAAATAAGTCGCTGACACGACCAACGTCAACACCTAACCAAACTCTCCGCTTATTAGTATCTGGCTTATCAATCCGAGCAAGTTCCCAAGTCGTTTTATCGATGTAAGATTCCTCGCTAGACTGACGCCACATGTTAAAGTTTTTGATTAATACTTTATTGATTTCACCAGTTTCAAGAGACACTCTACGGCGCGTTCTCAGGTAATCCATTAGCTTATCATGTAAAGCTTCAACCTCAAGGATTGGATTTGATTTTATCCAGTTTGATTCGTCTTTAATTTCCTCTTCGTTGTCCTGTTCTGCGACATAACCAAAATAGCCATCATCTACAATTTCTCCGTCTAGTATTTTAGTGATGTATGGATACTCAATTGTGTGCATAGGGACATTCAAATCCATCCCTGCCGTCGAAATAATCAAGATAAACGGGTTATCAAGCTGACCTTGACCAGATTCTAAAAGTTCTAACATTTCATTCGTCTTCGATGCTGCAAATTCATCCAAAACGCCAACATAAGGCTCGAATCCATCTACAGCCCCAGTATCTCGACTAAGTGCTCTGATATATGATTCGTCATGTAAGTTTTTAAGCTCATCACGGACAATTTTTGTAGCCTTTCTGACATCAGCGTCCTTCGCTCTGAGAGATGATAACTGCTTCTTTGCCATATCCCAAGCGATTTTAGCCTGCGTTCTATCATTTGCAGTACAAAACAATTGTCTGCTCATAGATGGGTTATGGCCAAACAAAAATTCGTAAAGCAAGATACCAGCTATCAGAATTGTTTTACCGTTTTTACGAGCAACAGAAATCATAGCTTTTCTAAAACGTCTCAAGGAATGATCTGTTTTCTTTCGCCATCCATATAAATTCCCAATAATAAACTTCTGGAACATCGCCAACGGGTAAGGTTTCCCCGTTTTTACATCTGGCAAAATCTCAATAAAGTTAATCGGATCAGCTGCTTTTTCTGGTAAATAGATGAATTTAAAATTATCACCATCTATTTTTTTGAGGTCATTCAAATGTCTCAAGCACGCCTTAAAAACTTTTTTACTTGATTTTATCTGTTCATCAACGACCATTTTTGCATAATAAAAAGCGTCATCTTTATAGATGTCGCTGATTGCTGAATAATCGTATTCTATTGTCATGATCCCCTTTCTTTTTATCCTCCAAATTTATCAAATATACCCTTAGGCTTTTCCTCTTCCTTAGGAATAAACATCTTCATACGACTGTCCACCGTCAAGCCAAGCTGACTTGCGCTACTTCTAATATTCGCTGTGGCTTTTTCTAGTGTTAAAATAAGCGGACTAGGAATAATGCCTTTGTCTGGATCATTCGTAAAATAACCAACCTCATCTAGTTTTCTACTTGTTTCTTTGTAGATAGCATACCATGTGCAATATAACTCTAATAGCCCTCTATCGAGATTTCTTAGGGGTAGGTTTTGGAGGTCTTCTATTATTCTCCTATACTCGTACTTAGCTACATTATTAAAGTGTTCAGGAGGTGTCTTTTGCAACTTTTTAAGACCGTCAGATGCCTTATTTTGCGCGGTTTCTCGCACTATTTTTTCTTCTTTCGTAAGATGCTTTTTTGTCGTTTCGACTAGCTTTAAATTTCTTCCCATAAGACCTCCTTTACACGAACTTTACAGTTTTAAAAATTTCAAAAAGGGAATTTTTTGCACGGAAAAGGGCGCGTTCTTTGTTTTCCGAACAATATAGCCCCGTTTAAAAATGAAGGGGGTAGTTTCCGAATATTAACATACTGTTGTTAATTTTTACACCCGTTTTTACATTAATTGTTTTTACGTCTTTCTCGTATCGCTTTACTATCATTACATGCTTTACAGCTTGCTTGCAAGTTATTCCAATCTAATCTTTTGTTCCAATCTTGTTTGACTGATACAATGTGGTCAGTCATAGTCGCTTCGCCACCACACATAGCACAGATGTAATCGTTCTGAAGTAATACTTGCTTACTTGTCTCTCTCCATATCCTTGAGTTATAAAACTGTTTGGCTTGTTTATCGTACTTCCAGCGATTACGATTATAGTCACGATACTCTGCTGATCTATCATCGTAGTCAACCGTTGTACGTCTACCACCTGCGATGGTTAACTTCTGTGGCCTCATACCCTGACCTCCATAATAAAAAGCCACCACGGTGTGATGACTAGTGCATATTGAGTTAGAGCGATATGCAATTCTCTAACTTCATCGCCCCTAAGGCCCGTAGACTTCTTAGAGCTTTTCACAGGAACAGTCGGAATCGAACCGACACATCTTCTTCTGGCTCTTCGAAAAGAGTTTTCGGACTTAGCTATTGTCCCGAAGCAAGGCGCTACCCTTACCGTTTTCCAATCACGGTTCATGTTCCTAACAGGCTTTGCACGAATCGAACGTGCATAAACGACCATTAAGCCTACTAACCACAAGCAAGGTTGCGACCCTTGTTTTACTTGCGGTTAATCATAAAACCCCACACATCAGATCGTGTCTACCTTTAAATGGGTGTGGGGTCGCGTCTCCCCTGACGCTGATAGAGACGGCAGGATTCGAACCTGCACGTCCCACATACCATAAAATAACAAGTTTGATCGTAGTTAAAGTTGGCGACTAAATGAATAGCCAATTGGTTAAAAGGTTATCTCTTCTTGCTATTTTGCTATACTACAATATTAACACAGCTATTAGTATTATGTAGTATCAATTTGTATCTAATTAGTATTTTTTAGTATCAATTCCAGACTTTCCTTTCCTCGTCTAACAAACATAAAGTATTTATTACGATTTCCTATGTTTAAGCGTTCTCTGGCTCTCTCATAGTCTCCATCACAGTCAAGATAAGTCGTGAGTAAAACGTGACTCTCACAAATGCCCATGCTTTGCACAATCAAATTAGCCATTTCTTGTCGACGGTCTTTTAAACGCTCAATCTGATCACTATAATAGCTAACCATATGCAGCATCTTTATGTTTTTGTTTTCCTGTGATTGTTTAACCCCACCAGACACTCGCATATCAGACCATTGAGGAGACTTAACGAGCGACCGACTCATTAGGTTAGCGTCTCTTTCAAGGGTCTCTATGAGATGTGGGATAGTCTTTAATTCTTCCAAAAAATTATTAGCTTTTGGTGTCGGAATGTTGCCCATCTAACTCTCCATTCATGATATAATATTGTTGGGTATTTAATCATGAAGGCGTTCGCATGGACGTCTTTTTTTGTGGAGAAAAGTCCTCTCTTTCTTTTTTTGTTTTTCGACACAGGCGTACGATGTCAGTATTAGCGCCTTGAATAATAACAAATGACCGATAATCTGCGTTAGATTTGTTTTGGTGTAAGGAGGTCCTCGTTTCTATTTTTTAATTTCGGTCAATACCAACCGCACGAGTCGAACGTGCGTGATACCGTTATTGGTTATATCCATTCAATTAGTGGATTTTCAATGTGTTCTATCCCATCACCAATCCACTCTTTGACATTAAATTCTCGCTCAATATCTTGAGTCCTTGGCATAACGTTAATATCACTAAAACTCAGCATGTCGTCTTTTGTATTTTGCAAAAAATAAATGTTTTTAACTTGTCTTGTTAAAGAGTCGCCATGCACCACCACACCATTTATCCCTCTTATAGACATATTAAAGAGTAAAAACGGTACTGCTTTGTCCGATAACTCTTCTACGTGATACCAGTATTTACTCGGACGATAAGTAAATGGACTGTCATTTAATCGTTGTTCTTGCCATGCTTGGATAAGTATCCCACCCGTCCCGACTGCTACCTCGTAGTATTGATTACCACTTATTATTTTAGATAATAGTGTACTAACCGATTTAGGCGTAAAGTCTTGCTTTTTATTTTTGCGGTCAGCTTGTTCTTCCTCAAAATATTGCATAAACCAGTCGTAAGATACATCTGTTTCATATTTCAAAAACTGTCTAAATATATCCTCACGACTATCTTTATCAAAGAGTATGTCCGTAAGTCGTTTGGGTGCTTTATAAACTTCGTCGATGCCTAGTATGCGATGTATCTCATCGATCTTAATCATGTTACCCTCCGTTATTCGTTAAATCAGCAATCCGCTTTGTCTGTCTAGCTCTATCATCACTAGCACGTTTAAGCTGCTTTTGTGTCCTGCTTAGCTGAGCGCGTAGTCCGTATATTTGCGACTCGTAATATTGTCGTGCGTCGCGATAGCTAAAATACGACACGGTTACCATCATCCCAAATATTGCGATTGCAAGAAACAATAGTGCTTTCCAATCGTTTTTTAGGACATTAATTATTTTATTCAAGTCATCACGCAAATTTTGCAATAATTCATCTGTTGTCATTCTTCCACACTTTCTATCAGGTCGCTGTTCTGATATATATTCCCGATAACTTCGCAGTCCTCGTTTCTTAACCACAAATCTGATCCGCGTCGTCTATTGTCAATTCGCCAAGAACCACCTCTGAATTGATTCACTTTAAAAAATTCTAAATCACTAGTAATTGTATATTGTAATTTCACGACGTCTCCCTCAAAAATCTCAACACCGTTTTTATCAAATAGGCCTGTGGATTGCATGAGAATATAATCACCAAGGTTATCCTCGACAAAATGAAACGTCTCTAAGCGACCAGAGCGAAACTCATCATCTGCTAAGCTGCATCTGTATATTTTGCGTTCACTTGATTTAAAGCCATCAATGCTATACATTTTTTGGATCTTTTTATTAAATGCTCTAAATTTTGGTATCATTATTACTCCTCATTCCATATAGTCATCATAAATCCAAATTTGGTCTTTACTAAGTATTAAATCGTGTCCTGTTTTATCTATTAATATTTGTAATTGTTCGAGATTATCAATTTTTATAAAAATATCAGGAAAATAACCAATTTTTGTAATTTGATAATGTATGCCGCATGATTTTAAATCTTCAACATATTGTTCATCTTTAAAGCTGGCTGCATGCAACTGGTAAATACAACCATTAAATTTTGATTTACTGTACGGGTAACGATTTGGTTTCTTCATTCCACTTCCTCCAACTTTTTAATCAACCAATCAAGGTTCTGCCGTACTTTTTTGAGGTCTTCAACACCATTTTTAGCGTGATACCGCAAAAGGTACTTAACAGCATTGCCCCAATAAAAACCCTCTTCATATTCTGGGCAAGCTGCGAAGTTTTTAACCACATCGATTGCTTCCATGCCATGCCTGCCTTGATAGTGTGATGGTTTTTTAATGTTATCTGTCGTATCCTGACAAGCAGCTTCAAGCTCCTCAATTTTTTTAAACGTATCTTCCGTCAGCATCTCTCCACCTCTCTCAAAAAATTTATAATCAATTTACACTCGCTCTCATTTGGCAATATTCTGCGTTCTAAGAGCGCTTTTAATTGCCAAGTATAAATCTGCTAAAACCTCATCAGACATCTTTATTTTGCATCTGTGAGCTATTAACAGCTCTGATATATCGTAAGGCAACAGATTATCGTAAGATCTAGGTGTATATTTAATATCGTTATGCCACTGTCTGTGTCTTTTCATAGACCCATCTCCCGAGCCTTAGCTAATGCGTTTGTGCGTTTGATTTTTTTAACGAGCTTAACGTCACCGTAGCTTTTAAACATCCACTTTTCGTAAATCTTGTCATCCTCATCTGTCTTTTTTTGTTTAAGGCGGTAAGACTGCTTGATTAACATTATCATTTCCTCTGTCGTGTAGATTCGTTGGAACCACTCCAATACATCAGGTGGCGGCAATCTGTTTAGTTTTTTTATAGTATTTGACAGATCTATAGACTCTGTCAGCTTCTTCTTTGTCTGCGATGGTAATGTTATCGTCTAAAAACGCTTTAATTGACGGCTCCATTTGTTTGTAAAAATCATCTACTAGTGTCATTGACTATTTTTAAGGCATCTTCCACTGACCGAGCCACTCCTACAAGCGCTCCTCTAGATGCCATGACCTCCATAAATTTTTTCTGTTCTGGTCTTATCCGACCTGTTTCATTTTTAACTTCGATAAAAAATATTTGTCCGTTTGGTTTAAATCCAAACAAATCACAAAACCCCTTTGGTAAACCTGTATCAAAAAATCTACCGTCTGCCGTCTTTACTTTTCCGACATTTGCACGGAACACCATGTGGCCTGCTCGTGATAAAACGACACGGATTTGGTTTTGGATTAATGATTCTGTTGTCATACCATCACATACCTTTTTGTATCGATAATTTTCCTTAGCGATTTTACACTAAAAGCAAATACCCAATTCAATTCATTTTTGTCTTTAGGTTTAAAACCAGCAAGCAACATAGCTCCTTTGAATTGACCGTTTGTAACATAAAAACCATTTTTACGGTATTCAAATTTATGCTTTAATCCATAAGAGGTATGCCCATTTTTATAAGTTTTGGTTTTTTCTAACTGCTTACACCAGTGCAGTAATTTTTCTTGTTTGTCTTTACTTAGTTCTAAAAAGCCTTTAGGATGATCACTGCGATAAAAATGCTCTTTAGCTTCTTTGTTAGTGATGTTTCCAATTAACCAGTCGTGATAGTAAATCGATTCAGAAGGAATCGGAAGGTCTTCGTAATCTTTTAAAATATCGTACATATTTTCTCCTTTTTTTATTTTGTTCCCACCAATGTTCCAACAGGGTGGAACACACCAATTCCTTGCGGCTCAAGGGATTAGACCATTTCTGTTCCATGTTCCGACATTTTTTGCTTTTCTCTATATATATTTATATTATTTATTTTTTTATTAATATTAGGAAAAAGATGGAACATGGAACAGAAGTCTATTAAACCCAGTAATACCAAAAGGTTTCGCTGTTCCATGTCATGGAACAAGGATGGAATAAAGGTGGAACATTTATATAATTTTCACATAAGATTGCATACTTCCATTAGCGTCTTTTTCATTATTCCAAGGAAAGTGGCCATATTCTGTTGGTATTTCGTCAGACGGGAAGAATTTTCCTGCGACTCTAGATTTTTTCTTAACCCAGCCATCAGGGATATTGGTTGACAATTCATTTTCAAAAGTTGATTGCTTAAGCGGTGTGTGCCCATTGTCTTTGCACCACTCTTTATACAACCACCATAAGAATCTAGTAGGGAGCACGGTAGAAGTGAAACGCTCAAACCAATCATCTATAAAGGCAAGTATCGTGTTGTTGTCTCGCTTAAAAGCATGCATCCTTTCTTGTGTCGCTTTCGGCTCACTAAACCTATCAAAATCTAAATTGATAGCTTTCCAAAGGACGTATTCAAGCACTTCTTTACGATTAATGTAATCATCTTTAATGGCCCAGTTATCTTCCGTTGATGAGAATGTCTTTTTAAACGGGATAATGATAATACGGCGATAAGTACCATTTGATTTATTTTTAAATGATGGCATCCCGTTTGTTGATTGTATGACGGTTTTTTTGAATATCGCCATGTAAGGGTTCTCACCTTTTTTCTCGATACTGACTGGCTCGCCAGTAACGACGGAATTAAAGTTGCTACTTTCGTCTACATAGATACCAGCTTGAACATCATCTCCGATAATTACCGTTTTCCCCTCAATAATCGCAAGACCGAAGCGTTCTGAAAATTGATTTAATTTCAGAGGAGCGACATTTTTAAAACCAACCAGATTACTGATCATTTGCTGAAACGTCCCTTTACCGTCATTACCATCTCCCACGAACCAAATGGACTTACGATAAGAATAATTACCATTTAACGATGCTGCCACGACTTGCCATAATAACTGGACGAGGTCTTTATCTCCGCTCATTAAATCTAGTAACCACGACTCAACGTCCCAACCATCAATGGTTGGGAGAGGAGCGTTCGGAATAAGTTCTGTTTCAATAGTGCTAAAATTGATAAATCGGTGATCAAAAGGTAAAAGTGCCTTATTTTTTTTGTCATAAATGCCATTTTTAACTAACACATACCGTCTTACGTCTTGGTATTCTGGTTCGAAGTCCATTGCCCCATATTTCCTGTCCATACTTGCTAACATAAACAAAACGTTGCGACATTTCGTCTCATTAAACGTAGGTTGTAAAATATGGATTAATTTATAAGCAAATTTATAGTTCTTGATGTAATATCCTTGGTCTGGATCATAGATAGCCACTTTCCCGTTTTCTAAGGTAATAACATGCAGGAATTTATTAATTCCGATGGCGACCGCTAGTTCTGATAGATTTTTAACATCTTTACCAGCTTCTTCTAACCACTCTCTTCGGTATGCTACCAGCTTGGATTTAATAGCAGACCACGTTTTAGGTTTACCTGGTTCAATGCCAGGTTCCTCATTTAATTTTTCTCTGTAAAATTCAAAATCCACTTCTCCTCCTCAACTCCTTATCACACATGCTTTTAAACGTTCTTTCAAACTCCTTATCACTTAAAGGGTCCGCAGTTTTATGGTTAGCCATTTTAGCTAATGTGTAAGCTATTTCAACATCTACATTTCTAAGCAATAGACCTCCTACAAATTCAGCTAAAGCATTATTACGGCCGCCTGTATCACCAAAACCAAGGACAATCGTCTCAAATAATTTAGCTGTTTTATTGCTACCTTGGTAATATCCAGATGTAAAACTACTGGCATCATATTCATAGGCAGGTTTTAATTCTCGCAATACATTTATCAACTCAAGAGGCGCTTCGGTCATTTCGCCAGAGGTTGGCGAATGCACCATATCCCACTCATACATGCCTTTGGCATTATTTGATGGTGGTACCAGCACATAATTGTTAACATGAGCCTTCAAATCAACGCCATCAATAAAACCGATATTTTGCGCCATGGAAACACCTTTTGGTTTTTTTAGGTAGATATGCCGTCCTCCACTAGGCGTGGTTGCTTGCAAGGTTTTTGGTATCAACCTTGCATGCTCCCATTCCCTTAGATTTTTCAGACCGTCAACACCGTTATGGGCATCAATATCTATGACAAAAAATGTATCTGTTTTTAAGGCGATATTTGCATCAGGATTATCTTTCCACATAAGACGTAGCTCATGCTCTGTAAAAGCTGGTTTATCCGCAAAAGCGACTAATGGTTTTTTGCCATCTTTTGAAATTGGTATGACTGAAAATCCCTTTTGTTGATAATAGATTGCGTAATCTATCATCCCCCTCATAATTAGAACGGTAGATCGTCTTCTTTAAATTCTTCTACAGGGTTAACCATCGTAGGAATGTCGGATTTCTCAATACGTTTCACGTTTAAATTATTGTAAGTATTACCGTTATACTCTGATGTTTCGTTTTTAACGGTAATTTTAAGGCATTTATTGAGCAATTGATTTAAGTAGTCATCCAAAGACTTAAACTTAGTTCCGTCTGGAATTCCAGCTTGTTTTGCAAGGTTCATGATTGCCCCGATTGGATATTTACCATCTTCTTTTTTGGCAAAGATACGATGAAAAATAATGTTATTTTGAAATTCTTGCTGGAAGTCTTTGCGAATTCTGAAATGGATGTTAATAAAGTCTGCGCCGTTTTTAGTTGCATCTTGGACGGCTTTTTCAACAAAAGTTTCGTAAGTTCCATCAGTAATTGAAGCGAATTCTTTAGCTTGTGAGTAGTCGATTTCAAACATATTGTGTTTCTCCTTTTAATATAAAATTCCTAATTTTTTAGCAATGTGATACTGCCATCCTGGCTTGTATCCATGTTGTTTTCGATATTCGGTTAGTTCATCCATCGTCCGACAAAGATCTGGTGATTGATAGGTACTAACTCTATTTTTTAGTTTTAGTTGTTTTTGTTCAGATATTTCTTGTAATTCAGCTTCTTTGATTTCTTCAATTTCACGTTTTGTTAACTCGTTTTCATGCCCACATTCCGGACAGATACGAGTATCGGACCAATACGTGGCATAACAGTCGTCACATACCCTTGTGGTAGGTTCACCAATCTTAGTGGATTGCTTTTGTTTAGTCTTTCCATCTAAACGCCATTCCCTATCCATGTTAGGTAAGCCAAAACGCTCTACATTGCCAACGTGATCAATAATAATAGCTATCTTTCCATCTCTTGGATTCAACGGCCTCATAGCAAATTGCAAGTATAGCGATAGCGATTGAGTTGGTCTCAACATAATGCAAACATCAACATTAGGCAGGTCTATCCCTTCCGTAAACAATTCGCAGTTAACGAGTATTCTCAACTTTCCGTCTCTGAATGCTTGCATAGCTTCTTCTCGTTCGCTTTTAGACGTTTTACCGCTGACTGATTGCGATTGATACCCTGCTTGATTAAACGTGTCAGAGACTAAATGAGAGGCTTCTACGCTGTGCGTATAAACGATAGCTTGCTTTCCTTTTGCTAGCTTTTCATAGTGTTTAATAACGTCACCATAGATAACCGATTTCATGGATTGATTAACAGAATCCTTAGTAAACTCTCCACCTCTTTTTTTGAGGGCAGAATTATCAATCATGGACGGAGCATAGTATTTAAAGTTAGCTATATTACCGTGTTCTTGCAGCCATTTGACAGATTTCCCAGCTACCAAATCATCCGCAATGTCATCAAATCCATCTCCATTTAACCTGACTGGTGTCCCAGTAAACATCAATACATAAGCGTTTTTGAAATGGTCGATGATTTTTAAGTAAGACTTGGCTTTACTGTGGTGAGCCTCGTCAATCAAGATCACCTCTGGTTGAGAGAGACTGTCTAGTTTTCTGACTAACGACTGCACACCACCGATAGTTAACAGATTTGAGTTAACTCCATTTGCTGCAAATGTTCTCTCTACCTGTTCATTGATTTCTTTTCTGTGGCTAAAAAACAATACTCTGTTTCCTTTATCCGTAGCGCTTCTTGCGATATGGGCCATAACGACTGTCTTTCCACTTCTAGGGAGGCGACTGGACGATTATTCGTTTATTTCCAGTCGCTAATGACCTCCTGATGGCTGTTAGTAATTCTTCTTGATAATCACGTAGTTTCAAATAATTCCTCCACTTTACACCCTTTGCGATCATCTAAACGATTTTTAGCATAAACACTAGCTGATGGCTGTAAAATAAAACCTCTCACTTCTTCCCCATCGTCTGTAGTTTTTTTGACCAATCTAGCCACAACATCTGTAAGTCCAAGGAAGTTGTTTAATATTTTTGTCCTGATATCTGGCATTGCTCTGTTATAAATCATTCCGTTTTCGTCAGTCCATTGATCAGAGGTTTCCCAAGCTAAAAATACAATGCGTTTATTTAATTGCAGTAGCGCTCGCAGACTATCTAAAATAGTAAAGTCAACTCGTTGATAATCAGCTTGACTTGGCACACGATGATTTTTACCCTCGCGCCCAAGATTCGCTAGGCAAGCCCTAAATAACTCGGAGACATTATCTATAACGATGTTGTCATAATCATTCGCTGCTCCATTTAGTAACTCTTTTACTGTGTCTAACCACTCTCCCCAAATTTTATGCGTATCTATATCCGCAATATCAATATTTTCGTTCCCTCTAAGGACTTTTGCCGACTTATCAATATTGATTACAATAGTTTTTCCGGGCAAATATTTTGCAGTTGATGTTTTTCCAAACCCTGGATTACCATAGATTAAATAACAACTATCATTATTTTTTATTTCTGTTGCTTTAGTGATTTTCATCTATTTTACCTGTAAACTTTCAGTTTCAATTAACTCAACTCCAGCAATTTCTTGACCAGTTTTAAGTAATTTAGCTAATTCTTTTTTATCTGGCTTCCGCTCAATTTTTTCGGTCATATATTCGAGAGGAATCTTTGTTTCGTCCAGCACCTCAACTTTTTTGTTTTTTCGTAGCGACACTTTAAACATTCCAGCATCTACTTTTTTCTTATTAGACAAAGCCATTGCTAAATGTATCGTCTCTTTGTATTTATCAATTTTAGCTTGCGCTTGTTTTTGCTTTTCGTAAAAAGCTTCTTTTTCAGCTTTATACATTTCTTCGTCAGCTTGAGCATTTTTTAACATTTTGACAAAATATTCAATGTTGTTTTCTAAATCCGCTTGAAAATCAATACTGTCCAGCGTGTCCTGAAATGTTTCTTCGTCTAAATCCATTGACTGTAATTGTGCGTAAATGCCTTCTAATTCGTATAAATAAGCCATGTTATTTCCTCTTTCTACGTTTTAACTGCCACTTTTCAGCTTTCGGTCTATCGTTTTCTCTTGTCAGAGCTATGACTTTATTTTGTAGCTTGTCGATCTCTTGCCCTAGCAGAGCTTGGACCCTCAAAATTATGTTATCTCCCTTCTTCAAAAATAGCTTTCACATTTCTTATCTTTTAACGTCTCAATAATTCCATCTAAAACATCTGATCGGTTTTTAAGCTCATTGTACTCTTTGACAGATATTGTGATAAAATCTTTGTTATCTTTTGTAGTATCGCTATATCCGAGCCTGTTTTTTTGGTTTTGCAAAAATAAAATCTAATAGTTTCATGTTATACTCCTACTCTTTTTTCGAATTTAATATTTTCAAGCATTTCTGGCAGTGTCTCTTTTTTTGTTTTATAACGATTGCGAGATTTCCACTGTACAAACAGTTTGAATCCTTCGTAATCAATGAATACGATTCTATGCGTTGGATTTAATACAAACTGTTTAAAGTCTGGATGATCACGCATTTCTGTCGCCCACTGCTTTGCAGTAGCAACTGTCAACCCCTCCCATTGTTGAATCAAGTGTTTATAATCACCATGAGAAGCTGTTTCATTAACATCAACTGCTCTATAAGTAATTTCTGCTTTTGGCATATTAATATCCTCTCTCTTATGTTATAATTAAGTAAATTAAAATTTGTTTTGAGTCCGACGGCAATCGGACTTTTTTTGTTATCTAAATTCGTCTAAGCTGACTTTTAATCCTGTGGACAGCTTGACCATGTTCGGCCATGACAGATGTTTAATTCTTCCACTTTTCAAATCGCTAAAGTGGCTTTTGTGAATCCCTGTCAATTTTGCTAATTTGTTCATATTGAGATTCCTCTCAATCATCAATTGTTCAATTTTTTTCCACATAATCTATATTGAAAAATCAACATGTTGTGTTTTGTTTAATATTTACAACTATATGTTGTGTCTTTCGTTCCTTTCTGATATAATTTATTTGAATATGACCTCTCACCGTTGTATTCAAAAATTACGGAAAGGAGGGGAAGGTTATGAGTATCAATATTGATTTAAAGGGCCTAGATAAACTTGAAAAAGAACTCGAAAGAAAAGCTCAAGCTGTTGCAGGGAATTATAGTCTTGATGAACTTTTTCCTGATTCATATATTAGCTCTATAAGTCGCTTTTCTTCGCTGTCTGAAATGCTTGAAAATAGTCCAGAAAAAATCACTGACTCAGAAAGCTTTAAGATTCATCCTGGTTAATCCAATCAACTTTTGCATAGATGTCACCTAAAGGCTTTTTATCTTGACCAATAGTTTCAGATACTTTTTCTTTGGCTAGTTGCACTTTTGAAATTTCGTTTACTAAATTACCAACCTTGATTTCTTCAGCATTGATAGTTATTTTTCCGCTATCTAATTCAATTTTTGTCTTTGCGTTTTTCGACTGGATAATTAATTTATTTTTTTGATACGGATATCGTTTTGGTCTCATGTGCTTCCTTTCTGTTGTATAATGTAGTTATCCTATTAGGAAGGAGGGTAACTAAATGAATTTAGAAGAATTAACTCCTCTATTGAATAGTATTGATGATTTTGAAACTGTTATTTTACATAGTCTTGTCGGAGACTTTGTTATTGATCATTGGATTGAGCCTAATCGCAAAAATGAAACTCTCATTTTCATGCACAATGACCAAACAACAGAATTAAAATTATCAGCTATTCTCGGAACTTCCACTATTCCTAAGTCCCTCTAGCAAATTGCGGACTTTTTCGGAACGTTTGCCTGCATATTTTGATTTTCCGAGTCTCCAACTTAGTAGGCGATGTTCCTCTTCTGATAAGTAACCTGCTCTTTGTAGCAGGTTTTTTGCTATCTTCCATGGAATCACTACATCTACTTCATCCATGTTTATTACCATTTCTTCAAGTTCTTCTAGTTTGTTTTCTATTTCGTTCATATGTGTCCTTTCTATTTTGGTATAATTAAAATAAAAACGAGGTTTGTTATGTTAAATATTGACACCCAATTCGTTGATACAATCGGTAAAATACTATCTGACTATGTTTCGCATTCTGAAATAACCCGAATGGGCGAAGTTTTAGGTTATCCCCAAAACGACCAAAATTCTGGATTTAACAAGCACAAACGGGTGCACAATCTCATGTCCGATATATTAAATAGGACACAGAATACAGATAATATAAAACTTGTGATTGAATACGTCTGTAATCCTTTAAGATACATTAATGAAGTTTCAATTTTTGAACAGTTAAGAACCGCCATTAACATTCCGCTCTCGCTAAAAGGTTTGATTGTATCAGATAGCGGACAAATTGTTACTACTACTACTTCAAAAACTTTATCAGAGGCCAAAAAACGCTTCGAAACACTTGATAGTAGATTAAAAGAATTAAAAGTACACCCTCACGTTTTAAAATTCTGCACTCAAGAGCTCTTACAAGAAAACTATTTTCATGCCGTATTTGAAGCAAGTAAAGGTGTTTTTCATCGTATTCGTCTGCTAACGGGCTCAGCAATGGACTCAGCTAGTCTGATAGATCAATGTTTCAAACCCGGAGAACCCATTGTGATTATCAACGGTAATAAATTGCAGACTCTAGACGAACAAAGTGAGTATAAGGGATTAAAAAATTTGCTACTTGCAATCGCTCACCTTTATCGCAACTCTAAAGCTCACAAACTCAAATACTACAATCCAGATAATCTCAATGACGCTCTTACGGCCTTAACGCTTATGTCCCTCGCTCACAATCTCCTTGACAGTTGCTCCAACACTAGGAGACTTGATTAACAACTTGTAAAATTCTGCTGTTACCTCAGCCAATCTAATTGCTTCATCATCAATCGGACTATTGTAGTCTTCTAGGTGATGAAGCTTTTTTGTTAGTTGATCTGACAAATGTTCCGTTTGCGTTAAGATTGATTTTTGAAGAGTTACAACTGAATTCATCAGATCCATTTCATATGTAGTAAAAAATTTTTTCTCTTCCATATTTTCCTTTCTAGTTTTGTAGGCGGTTGTTTTTAAACATTTGTTTTAAAACGAATTTTTTACCTAAAAAAATATTATTTACATCAATATTGTAATAATTTGCCAATTCATTTAATAAACTAAACGGGATGTCTGTACTATCAATTTCGTATTTTAGTAAAGTTTGTTGATGAATACCAAGTTCTTGCGCTACTTCTTTTGCGCTAAGGCTATAGTTAACGCGTAAGGCTCTTAGTGTCATTTTCGTCATTCCCCCACCTCCTTTCTAATTTGGAATTATCCAAAACAACATAGCTTTAAAATTTTCTGTGGTATAATTTAAATAAAATGATTGGAGAAAATCATGGATTTATTGAAAAATACCAATTTTTTAATTCCGTTAATTTCAGCAATAGTCTCTGTTTCTTCTATTTTTATAAGCAATTGGCTTGGTTATAGAAGTCAAATCAGGAAATTAAAATTTGATGAAGAAAAAGAAATATACCTAACCCTCTATGTACCGTTAATAAAATGGATGAATTCGCAATCATTCAATAACAAAAGTTATTATTGGCTAGTGGCGTTCCCTAGATATACAACAAATGCACAAGATTTTCTGACAGGCTTGTTGTTAAAAAATTTTGAAAAATTACCAGTATCAGTTGCTATGAGATACTCTGAATACACCCTAAATTCTGCAACCTCTTTACATTTTTATCGTAACACCGAATACGATTATGATTATGAAACATTTGCCAAAAAAGCATCTGAATTATTTGATCTCATTATTGAACAATTGCTAACAGAAGGGACAATATTATCCCAAAAGCTAAGCTTACCAAACTTATCCAAATCCACTTTAGAGAACTTTTTGGCGGACAAGAAAAACTATATCGGTCCCAGATTTTTATCACTAGAAACCCATAACAAACCCCTAAGACCTGAAAGACCACTGCCATTTTAACTCCCCCCTTTCCGCCCCTTGTGGGCTTTTTATTTTGTAATAAACCAAGCTGCTAACCAAGTGATACCACCTAACACCAACAGCGCTGGCAATAAGCCACCTTCAAATTCGATGCTTGTTTTTTCTTTGCCATCATGACTAGTAAACGTGTGTTCTAAGTTGCCAAGCATTAGCTTTTTCCAATTCATGCAACCTCTCCTTTCATTCTTGCGGAGATACAGCCAATGTGCTAAACTAAACTTACCCCGTTAGGGGGAGAGGGCTTCTTAGCCCTCTAATTATCCTCACCACTCTATTGAGTAGTGAATCTTAAGCTTAAACCAAAGAATCTTGATTTCGACTTCTAGTTCTTTGCGTTTAGGCTTTTTGTTTAGCCTAGATTTCATTAGCTGTACCTCCTTTCGTTTTGCTTAATTCCTTAAGCTTGATTATATTGTAATCCGTTTTAAAACGAATGTCAAGTATAAAAACGAAAAAAAACGAATTTTTTTTAAAAATTTTATTTACAAATACGATTTAAAACGATACTATATAAGTATAAAAATCGAAAGGAAAATAATATGGCAAGAGGACGAGGGAAATTAACACCTCAAGACGAGGAATACAAAAAGATAATTTCTGCTAAAATTAGCAGTTTATTGCTAGAAAACAATTTAAAACAAGGACATTTAGCTGATGCATTGGAAATTCCACGAAGTAGTTTTAATGAATATGTCAAAGGAAATTCCTTACCTAATCCTGGTAACGTTCAAAAGATAGCTGATTATTTCGGGTTAATGAAGTCTGATATAGATCCTAGATTTGCACCTCGTAAGAAAAATCACGAACTCAAAATCCCTACTTCTCCACTTGTCAAAAAAATAACCACAACAGTCGTAGAATTAAATGTTCCTCGTAAGCAAAAAGTTTTAGACTTTGCAACAGAACAATTGAAAGAGCAAAAAAATAAAATTACTTCAATAGAGAAAAAACTATATGAATACAAAGTCTATGAGAAACTTTCCGCAGGTACAGGTTATGGATATTTTGGTGATGGGAACTATGATACTGTTTTTTACGACGAAGAATTAGATTACGATTTTGCCTCTTGGGTTTTTGGTGATTCTATGGAACCAACTTATCTGAATGGTGAGGTTGTGCTTATAAAACAAACTGGCTTTGATTATGAAGGTGGCATCTATGCCGTAGAGTGGGACGGACAAACCTATATTAAGAAAGTTTACAGAGAAAAGGATGGCTTGCGCCTTGTGTCTTTAAATAAAAAATACAATGACAAGTTTGCTCCTTTTAGTGAAGGCCCTCGTATAATAGGGGAAATTGTCGGTAACTTTATGCCTAAAGAGTACTGAGGTAGATAAATGAATTTAGAAAATACAAAACTAAGAACAAAATGTCCGAGTTGCGGCAAGTCTATTATTCTTACTTTTCACACTAGAAGATGCCCTAAATGTTTTTTAGATTTTAAAGAAGATTATGTGAAGCGAATTTTTTATGATTATGAATCAAACGTAGCAAATTCTGCTTTTACAAAAGTTGGAGAAAAAATGACAAGTGCAGGCGAGGGGATGGAAAAGACAGGTAACACAATACAACAAATAGGTTGCATTATCATGCTTATTCCTATAGTGTACATTTTGTTCCAGCTTATTTCGGCGTTTAACTAAAAAAGCCCCACGCTTTCAAACTTGGCGGTCTGAGCGTGAGGCGAATCTAGTATAGTAAAAACCTGCTTTGCAGTAGGTCTCTTTACTATACCTATTTTAACAGAAAATGAGGTAAAAAACAAATGTGGATAGAAGAAACTGATAACGGTAAATTCAAATTTCGTGAAAATTATAAAGATCCTTACACTGGAACATGGAAACCTGTATCCGTTACTATGGAGAAGGATAATTCAAGAGCTTATAAAGCAGCTCGAAAAATCCTTGAACAAAAAATAACAGAAAAAATAGCGCAATTAAAGGCCTCTGAGTTACTTTTCACGGAACTTTTAGATGAATGGTGGGCGTTTTATAAGAAAGAACTTAAAAGGTCGTCTGTAGCTTCTCTGAGGGGTAACATCGAAGAGATAAGGGAAACTTTTGGAATAGGTGTTAAAGTAGTGAATATTGATCCTAAATACGTTCAGAATTATCTCGATAACCTAGATTGCTCTAGGAATAAAAAAGAGCGTAATAAGTCTATGCTAAACTTAGCATTTGATTATGCTGTTGGTTTGGATATTATCCAAGATAATCCTGCAAGACGTGCTAAACTCCCAAGGGTAAAGAAAACTCTTGAAGACTGGAAAAAGGCTGAAGAAAAATATCTTGAAGAAGATGAAATTAAACCATTATTGAAAGAATTGTACAGAAGACCTAGCACTTACCGTCTTGGTTTGTTGGCTGAGTTTATCAGTTTGAACGGTTGTCGTATCGGTGAAGCTGTCAGCATTGAGCCGTGCAACTACGAATCTAAGTCAAGAATATTGCAGTTGCACGGAACATTTGATCATACAGAAGGATATCGTAACGGGGAAAAGACAGCACCAAAGACATTAGCTTCTTATCGTGAAACCATCATGACAAGTAGAGAACTTGAAATTCTACAAGAGTTAGAATTTATGAACGAACTAGAAAAAAATACAAATCATAGATATAGAGATATGGGATACCTTTTTACAACAAAAAACGGTGTTCCAATTCAGACTAACTCATTCAACTTAGCTTTAAAAAAAGCTAATGAAAGATTGGAAGACCCAATTACAAAAAAACTTACTAGCCACATCTTCCGTCACACTCTTATTAGCCGTCTAGCAGAGAATAACGTGCCGCTAAAATCAATCATGGAACGTGTAGGACATGCAGACGCTAAAACTACTGCCCAAATTTATACGCATGTCACAAAGAAAATGAAATCAAGTGTAGCTGATATTATGGAAAACTATTAAATTTTTTACCCCTTTTTTACCCCCCTGAACACAAAAAAGCCCACTGCACAGGCTGTAACGCTTGATGCAATGGGCTTTTATCTATGCAATTATTTAACAGCGTCTTT